GTTGTAGGTACATCCAATTTGAATATTAACGATATTGCTCGTCAATATTCTAATGAACCTTATTCAATTTGCAGACGTTTTCCAGTACAAGTATTTGTTACTGTTAAGAAAAAGTTTGCTATGGATGATGGAAGACTTGATTCCAATAAGGTTCACCAATTTTATCCTGATGGTACACCATCAGTCCCAGATTTATGGGATATTAAAGTATCAGAACCGTTTTTTGACAAAGCTAACGGTAATACTAGATTGATTAAAATTATGAATTTAGAAGAAGCTATTTTACACATTACCAAATTGTCTCGCAAACATTTTTGCAATCAATCAGATGTAGTAGATTTTGCTTCTAATTTAGATTCAAAAATGGAATATTGTGTTGATTGTCATTTACCAGGAAGTATGTGTAAATGTGAATTGTGTAAATTAGACACTCAAATGTTTGAGACACAAACACAATATATTCAAAATATTATTTCGGAATTGAATTTTTATGAATCCAAATGGATTTCATGGACTAATTATATTCCTAGTGATTGTTTTGATTCTCCTAAATGGCAAGCATTTCTTGTTTTCTTAAATAGATATAGATTATTACATGATATTAGACCCACTAAAAATGTATGGATTTTTTCCGTAATGTGTGGTTTTATTACATTATTATGGAGTTTTGTATTATCTTTTATGTTAATTACAGGATCTACTTTTTTCTTTGTACGTAAATTATATCAAAGAAAAAATGAACTGATTTTAAGATTACGTGATCTCAATGGCGCTATGCCCGTTGTTTTTAAACGTATTCGTGATAATCATGTTAAGGCTATTGCAGCCACTGGTACTTTATTAGGAATTATTTATATGATGATTCGTGCTTATAGAAGTGCCAAAGCATTGACTTCACAAGGAGTTTTATCACCTACATCTATGGGTGAAATTAACGCTCGTGATAAAGAAGAAGATCAGTGGGCTGAAGTTCATATTGAACCTCTAGCTACTACTGAAATTTCTTCTCGATGCACTCATGAGGAATTAAAGTGTAATGTTTTTACTAATTTATTTTATATGGAATTAACTGATAGCAAATCTACTCGATATGCTGATGCATTTTTTCCTAAATCTAATTTAGCCATTATTCCAGCTCATATGTGGACTGAAGACGAAATTGTTGCAAAGTTTTACCGAAGAGGTGGTGAAACTAATGGAGCTTATTTTAAATCATGTCTTAGTAAACGTTTTGCTGTTAAAATTCCTGATACTGATTTGTATCTTGCATGGATTTCTAATTCATGTAGTGTTAAGGACTTAAGTCAATATTTCGCTGTAGGCGATTATCGAAAAGTACCTGCCACTATGATTTACAAATCGAAATCTGGTTTGAGACAAGATTTCAAAGCTATTGTTACACCAGGTTTGGTGCGTACTTTAGCAGGTACGTTTAAAGGATTTAATTATACTTTAAATGAAGAAACTTTTGATGGTATGTGTATGGGAACACTGGTGAGTGATTCCATTTATAAACAAATCATTGGTTTTCATCTTGGTGGAAAAGGGAAAAGAGGAGGAGCTGCCTCTTTTACTATCGGCATGTTAGATGCTGCAGAAACCAAACTTAGATCAATAGAAGGTGTTTTATTGTCTAAAAGTTCAGGTACTATTATGACAGAACAATTTGGTGTTAAATTCTT